ATACATTTGTGTCCCCCTGAGTTTGACTGAATTAAGTCCCAAGCATTGATACCAATCTTATCTAACATTTGTCTGTGTTCCTCACTTAAATCTTTAAATGGTGTTTCCATCATATCTTTAATGTGATTTAAAATTTGTTCTCCATTTTCCATGAACATAATTTTTCCACCATAAAGAGCATCAAAATCTTTAAATGTAAAACCAATACTCTCAGGTCCAACACTTGTCTCGCTAACCCATTTAATAGTTGAGAGTGGAATTGTTTTTGTTTTTAATTGGTCTTCCCACTTGGATAAAACTTCTTGAGCTATTTCCCCGAGATTAACACCTTTAAGTTCTCTTTCTTTCTTAAAAGGGTTACAAGACGCTTGAACGAGACCCATCGGCCATGCCATAATAAGAAAGTCTGCTTCAGGATTATTTCTGAATGGGGTATACCTGTCATAAGACCCAGGCTTAAACATGCTACCTCCACCGTACTGGAATATAATGTTGTCCGAGACGGTCGGATAGTCCTTCATTTGTTTTGCGTATTCTTCTGCATTTTTTTGTAGTTCTTCTGGTGATGCCGCGTTTGTGTTTTTCATCCAAGATTTAATATTATTCAAGATGGATAAAAGTGATGGCTCTGAATCCATAACTAATCCTTCTAAAAATCCTGGTTTGTTTTTGAAAGCTAATAATAATTTATTTATTACCAATCCAAGCAACATCTTATTCTTTTGTAGTGGTTTTTCTTTATCAACCCTATAAAGATAGTTCACAACCTCAGTAGGTGTGATATTGTATTTGGCAAAATCTGCTGAATCGACAGTGCTAATCAGTAAAATGTCTGATGAGGGAAATAAGTCTTTTGGCGAAACAACTTGAGATATGGTTTCAACATTTGAACGAGAAGGTCTAAATGATGTTGATTTTGTATCCTCAGCTCCAGCTTGTCTATCGTGATGGTCTGTATGAATAACAAACATTGGTTTACCGTGAGCAAAATCAACAAGAACTGGCATTGTATCTCCTTGAGCATCGTTTTTCTTAACTGAAAATTCTTTGTCCCCATATTGAATTACGTGTGCACCGACAACATCAATACCATTGTCCTCAAGGTATTTCTTCATTGCAATCGCAGTTGTAACACCATCTAAGTCTTGGTGAAAATATATTTCAGCCTTAGGGTATCTTTTACTTAAGGCTGAAATATCTCTTAATCCGCTTTCGTTAATTATTTTTCTCACAGATTATCCAAACAGTTTACCAATCCAAGCAATTGCCTTATCAATAATATCTTGGTTTAATCCTAATTTGTGAAGTGCTTTATATGTATTAGGTCCTGCAATACCGTCGGGGTCAATACCTTCTCTTTTTTGGAATTCTTTCAAAGCGTTTACTGTGGCTGGTCCCCACTTTGCATCTGTAGGAATTCTAAGTTTGATTCCTTTCATTTTGAAATAATCATTTAAGGCGTTTTGGATTTCAAATACTTCTTCGCCACTCATTTGATTTTGCTCCTTTATAACTCTTTTAACTAATTTGGTTAAATCAGCTTCGGTTAATCTTATAATTTTTTTTGCCATGATTAGTATTTTAATGTTAACAAGAATTTAGATTTATTAATTAAACCTAACATTTCGTCTCTTATATTTAATAGGTCGGTATCATATCTTGAATCCAATTGGTCTGAGAAACTCACCAAAAATTCAGTAATTCCATCCATGAAGTTTTGAATACTCAATGATTTAATGTCTTGAAACATTAAAGCAAATTCAGGGTCAAACTCGGGTCTACCATATTTTCCCATCATAGTTTCTGTAAACTCATCAATTAAATCACCTAAACCATCATAAATTTCACCATACAATCTATGTTTGGCATCACCAAAAGTTTGCCAATGTAAAAACTTCCATTGTAATTGTATTTGTACTAATTTTTTTATTAATTCTTCTTTCATTTCTTAATATTTTACATTCCAGGAACTGGATTTACTTGTCCCATCAATAAATTTCTTAACCACTTAGCAAATGGGTCTATGTCAGGTGATGATGTTGTTGTTGATGAAGTGGTACTTTGTTGATTATTTGTTTGACCTTGCATGTTTTCAGTTCCAAATTGGTCCTCAAAGTTTTGTTTAGCCTCGGGTGTTTGATTATATTCTTCAACTTTATTATTAAAATTTTCTTCTCCCATTTTTTTAGCTAATTCTTCAGCACCTACCCAGTTACCTAATCCAATGTAATCAAGGAATCCTAACCACCATTTTGTAGATTGCATTAAAATTCTTAATCTTCTTTGGGATGGGCTTCTAAATAATCTTGGAATCCCCCCAAAAAATACATTTGTAAAGAATCCTGGTTTAGTAAGAGTGGCGGGATTAAATACTTTTTGAGTTTTAAGATAATTTTTTAGAAGTTCAACATCTTTGACAGCGGCAGTTCCTTTTTGGAAGTTTTTTGCAAGAACCCCAGCTCTTTTTTGGAACATAACACTTTTTTTACCAGCATTACCTAACAATTGGAAATAACTTTTTATTGTATCTTTCATTCCTTTGAATGGTCCTGCAGGAATTTCGTCAATTGTTTTAATAACCTTGTCACCAAAACCTCCACCCATTTTTTGTAAGAAACTTCCAATAACACCAGGTTCTTTAGCCAATCTTTCAATTGTCTCTTGAGCCGCTTTGTATTCTTTACTACCTACCGCAGCTCCCTTGGACATTTTTATTGCCGATTCCAAAGCTTTAACAGATGGTCCACCAATTTTAAGGGCACCTAAAACAGGTTTGGCAACAAAATCACCAGCGTATGGTATTGCCCCAACTATTGTTAGAATACCAAAAAGTGTGTCTCCTTGAATGAAGTATGATGTGGCGTTGATGATATCAACAACAGGTGTTGGGTCAATAATACCTAATATGTCCATTACAGTATTATACCAAGCCGCCTCATTAATCAACTCACCATTTTCATCTGTGTATTCTGAAAGGGTTTTTTCTTTGATTAATTGTAGTTGACGTTCGGTTATTATTATTTCAGCCATTAATGTTTTTCTTAATAAATATTCATAGAAACAAAAAAAAGGTCTTTTGGACCTTTTTATGTTTATGTATTATTATATTATTCACCGAAGTTTAAAACTCCTTGTTTTTTAAGGTCAACAAAGTGTTGAACTCGTTTTCTTGCAACATCACAATAGTTTGGACTTAATTCAATTCCAACCCATCTTCGGTCACCAACAACAGCCGCAACCATACTTGTTCCTGAACCACAGAATGGGTCCAAAACAATATCATTTTTGTATGTAAGAATTTTTATAGCTTTCATTGGAATGTCCATTGAGAATGTGGCTTTGGTTTGTTGTTTAGTATCTGCAAAGTATTCCCATTGTCCGTACACTAAACTCATAAACTCTTTCTTGTCTTCATCTTGATAAACATTCTTCTTTTTTATGGTTCCGTCTTCTTGTTCAACATCAACAACTTCTGCAACCCATTGAGGTTCTCCCTTAACTTTTTTGATTCTATCTTTCTTGTAAGCAAGGATAACACACTCTTTTGGATTATAGATATATGGTGATGACGGTGACATCCAAGAACCCCAAGCGGTGGTTTTACTTCTGTGTGGAGAGTTCTCATCAAGGTCAACAAGTCCATAAAACTTAAATCCAACCTTTTTCATTATCGTCCAAAATTCAGACATGAATAATACTCTTCCTCCTCTGTCTTGTACATTAACTTCATAAGGAATGTTAATAGCAATTCTACCGTCATCCTTCAGTATTCTAAATGATTGAGTCAACCAATCCTCAGTAAATTGCCAATAATCTTCCATGGACTGATTGTCATCGTGAGTATCATAGTCAATTCCAACGTTATAAGGTGGTGATGTAACCAAAAGGTCAATTGATGACTCTGGCATTTTACCCATTTCCTCAATACAATCTCCATTAATTATCTTATTTATTTCAATCATAATTTACCTTCTTCTTTTAATTGTTCTCTAATCTTTGTTGCAGATATATCTGAAACTTCTTGTGGTGGTATGTGTTCAATTATATCATAACCAACTCCCCTACCAAAGTTGACAGATTCGATGTCAGGTATAATCATAACCTTAACTCTTTCATTTCCAATTAGTTGCCACAACTCACGTTTAATGTTTGCCTCAACCTCCTCCGCAGTAAATGGATTCTTTTCATTTGGTTCAATATCTCTTATACAAATAAGAACATTCTTACCTTCATTTAATCTTTGGTCAATTAACCATTTGTGTCCATTGTGCCATGGTTGCCATCTTCCGATAAACATTGAATATTGTTTACCTGAATTGTTCTTTAGCTTTGGGTCTCCTTCAACATGGATTTTCATAGTTAGTTTGTTTTAAAAATTTTATCATAACTGTTATTATTATCCGTAATACCAACTTCATCGTTTCTATAAAAAATCACTGAATGTTTTTCTTCAGGTTCTTCATCAATAAAATAATACAACGCCAAAGAATACCTTGAAACGTTTTCAGGACAGTTCAATGGGTGTGGATGTCCGTGTGGTGCACCATCTATTGTAAAAATAACAGCTCTGTTGAATATTGGTTCAACCTCTATAACTTTTTTTGTCAGTTCTTTATCCCAAAGTTCTAAATTACTCCCCCAATTTTTATCCCAATCTTTATTAAGATAAATTAATAAGTTTAATTTTCTCCTATGTTTCGTGATTGGATGATTGTTGTAATCAATATGAATGGATAATTTCCCACCCTTATTTATCTTGTGAACACCTCCACCCATTAATAAAGGGTCTCTAAATAATTTCTTAATACCTGTCAAATTCTCCAAATGTTTCAGAAATTCAGGGGTGTTCAAGTAATCAAGTATAAGCGATGTAATCGGCACTTTTGATTTAACATATTCGATATCATCTTTTTCATCAGGGATAAAGAATTTATTTACTTGGAATGGTTCAACCCATTCCATTTTGTTACTACTCCACTCCTTATGATTCTGTAACTCCTCAAGACATTTGGTCATAATAAATTCTGGTAGGAAGTTATCAATCACAACATAAGGAAATGGATAAGCCCCTTGGTATGATGTTTTAAGTTTTTCAAATATAGTTAAGTCAATCATAAATTATTTTTTTACGTAATCTAAAACTTTTTTTATGGATTCTTCAACACTTTCGTTTGTTGTGTCGATATCCAAGTAGTTTTCAGTTGGTTGTCCATATTCCTTTACAAAGAAATCTTCTCGTCCTCTTATTTCAGAAGTATGGACATAAACCTCAAACATATTATGACCAATCTTTTCTTTGAACTTATCTCTTTGGTCTTTGTATGGAGAAACCAATGAGACAACCACGTCTTTACCTTTTTTGTGGAGGTAATGGGCAATTTGTTGAGCTAATTCAACATTTTTTCTTCTACCTAACTCTGAATAATCTTTGTTATCAAAAAGGTCTCTTAGGTCATCACCATCAATATGGAAAACACCTGGCTTGTCCCAAAGAATTCTTTTACAAATTGTTGTCTTTCCTGAACCAGGTTGTCCTGTAAACCAAATTATCATTTCTGAAGGTTTTGAATTTTTCTGTCTAAATAGAACGCAGCCTTCTTAAGGTCTTCAAGTTCTTTAGTTTCGTCTTTCTTACCAGCCCTCGCAACGTATTTGACAACGTTGAACAGGTATGCGTCTTTATCTAAATCCCAAGCCTCGCACACTTTAATTACTTCATATGGGTTATCCGCTCCACCATAATGAGCAGGACCATTTACCATTTCTTTACTCATTTTTACCCCATTTTTTTTCCATGTATTCGTAGTATTTGTGTGTCTTATTACCATTGTATAAAAAATATACAAAGTATAGGTCAAACCAAAACTCCAATTTTTTAAAAAACTTTTTCATTTATCTTGCGTCTCTTTTACCAATGTAATAACCAATGGAGAATATCCCCACAATTATTATCATTGTGAATATAAAATCTTCCAAAGTTTATTTAGACTCAAAATACTTTTCGATAGCATCTAATCTATCGTCAGCATCGATTAACATGTGTAATGCTTCTTCAGCGTTGTTATAGAAATCTTTAGTTGAGTGGTCTCCGATTCCAACACCTCTGTTTCCTAATAAATCTAAGGTTAATAACGCTTTAGCTTTATCTGCCTCTGCTGAGGTCTTTAACATTTTGACTAGTTTCTTGTCCATTATTTAGATTTTTTTCTTGTTTTTACAAATGTTTCTGCGGTTTCTACACCATTCATTTGTTTTGGATTATCTTTCTTTTTTTCAGTTGATTGTGGTTCTTCGGTAGTTGTACCTCTTTTCCACGACTTATACTCAGACTTTGGTGCGTATGCCCAATAACCTGTTTTAACTTTACTTTCAGCCTCGATTTCGCTGGTTCTCATAAAAACACCTACTTCGGTGTTTTTAGTTGCTTTGATTGATTTGATGCACTTCATTGGTTTTTTCCTCCGTGTTTTGTTTGTTAATAATAATTAATATTTCTTCATCCGTTTTTCCTTGGATGTACAAATCATATATTAATGAGCTAGTGTCGTCCTCGAAAACTAACATATCACTCTTACCGTAATACTCTCTGAGTTTACCTACTTTTAAGGCGTTAATACATCGGTCAAGGTCGACCCATCGTTTATTGAATCCCATGAATGAATTATAGTAAAATTAATTGTCAGAGTCAAAGTTATTTATTTTTTCAGTATTAACAACTTGAAAAATATAAGACATAACTTTTCTCTTTATAATTGGGACCATTGTTTCCTCAAACGGAAAATTTTGTGAACATCTAATCTCAAAGATTGGAAGTTCTTTGTAGTATTCAGTTTGATTCCATTTTGAAAATGTATCAATAATTTCTGATAAAGGTATCTCGTCAGCAACTCCTTCGTATATTAAATTTAAATAAGTCCTATTAGTTGACTTATCTTTCTTGTCTGTTTTAATTTCATACTCCCAAACATATAACTTTTCAATTTGTTTTCTATAAAAGAAAATATATCCAGTTCCCGCCACTAAATTTTTTCGATTCTTTCTTAGATACAAATCAATAGATTCAAATGCAATATTCCAAATTGATTTTGCAATGTTAAATGCGTCAAATAATTTTGGTCCTGAAAATTTGATTGTTTTGTCTAATTCATCCTCCTCATCTTCTGAAAGTTTTCTTGGTTTTTTTGGTATAAGTTCTTTAACCAATATTTCATCATCAAATGATTCAAATTTTTTATCAGTAAGTAATAGGGTATTTTCTTTAACTATGGATTGAATGTTTGCCAAGTGTAATGACAACTCAACAAAATTTGGATATAACTCGAACTTATCAAAGCTCTTATCACACTTTTGTAAGTAATCTAATAATGTATATTTGTTATATTCAAAA